GCCGGCTTTGCAGTTCTGCCATGACTTTTATTGTGGCATGTTCCGTTATAGCAAGCATAGACAGAAGTTGCGGTATTTACTTAACATGACCTTACGTAATAAGTGTTTTGGCAATGTTATAGGGGGTGATTTGCGTTATGTCGTTGATGGTAGGCGTATGAGTGGTGACATGGACACGTCGTTGGGCAATTGCCTATTGATGTGTTCCATGTTATACAGTTACTCCAAGTTTGTTGGAGTCAACATACAGCTTGCCAACAATGGGGATGACTGCGTGGTTTTTATGGAGGCCGGGGATTATACCCGGTTTATTGTAGTTTTCCATGCATGGTTCTTGGACATGGGCTTCAACATTGTTGTTGAGGAGCCTGTCCTGGATTTTGAGCGAATTGTCTTCTGCCAAACGCAGCCAGTTTATTGCGGGCCTGGTGCCTTTGATTATGTTATGGTCCGCGACCCTCGCGTGGCGCTTCAGAAGGATTGTGTTAGCATCAATCCACTTGATGCGCCAAGTGAGCTTTTTGGTTGGATTAATGCGGTAGGGTTGGGAGGGTTAGCTCTCACCTCTGGTATTCCTTGTTGGCAGTCCTTCTATCAGTTGTATGTTCGTTCATCCACTGGTAAAAGGCTGTCTAAGAAGGAAACTGGGTGGGGATGGGGTGTTCGAATGCTAGCTAATGGTATGGAAGCAAATGTGCGGTCGCCTTCTTCGGGTACTCGCGCTAGTTTCTTTATCGCATTCAACATCTCGCCTGATGAACAACTCTGCATCGAGAAGTATTATGCTTCTCTAACGGTCGTCTGGGAGGACGGCCCTGGCATACGCGAGTATGTGCAGTTACCCTTTTGAGTTTCACGCTACACCTAGCGTTAAAGGTGGGGTGGGAGCCATTCCCATTGGGTTATGGGGTGTAATATATCCAAAACGTTTTGCTTTGCATGTAAATATTTACGTACCAAGTTGGTAACAACGGAGTGTCGAGAGACTGCACGGAATACCCTAGAGGTTTCCCCATGATGTACAGTCCCCTGCGGGCGGGGGATCCAATACATGCCTCCGAAAAATAAAAATAAAAAGAAACAGCCTAAGGCTAAGAAGAATGCCACAAGTAATTCCAAGAACGAATTGGCTCAAATCACTAAGCTCCTTAAGGATATGGGAAAG